CTCTTGAGAAAGAGATGAATGATAAAATTAGGAAGGCTTTAGTGAATCCTTTAGCAAATATGCGAAAATAATGCTTGACAATACTATTTTTATGGTGTACAATGGTTATAATGAAAGATTACAGAGGAATTGGAAATGGAACTCGATGTTTACACGCACACCGCTATAGCAGTATCTTGCTTGGCAGGATGTTACTTCTGGGGAAGGTATTTTGCGAAAGGTGAAATCCTATCCGAAGTGGTCGGTACAATGCTGGAAAGGTTAGAGAAGGATGATTTTGTCAGGATGGTGATTGATGAAGATGGTGATAAATCTTTGGTTCCTATCTCAGAAATTGAAATAAATCTTATTAATGAGGCAAAAAAGTAAAAAAAAGACTTGACAAAGCTTATATTATTTGGTAATATAGTTATAGTGATGGTGATAAAGAGGTTGTTGTGAAAAAGTTTCTAGTTCCTTTGTTATGTATCTCCTCTGGGGCTGTGTTGGCATCAGAAAGTAATTGTAATTACAAAACTAATGTCAACACAGATTTCCAAGGGACGATATCTTCATCTAAGAATTATAACAAAACAACATATCCTCATGTCGAGGATACCCGCAAATGCATTATCAAGCTTGATGTGAGAATCAACAAAGCTTGGTATCCAACTTCCGGCACATACATCTTTGGTCCTGACATGACAGAAACTGCTGCATGTAAGAGAGCAGAGGTAAGAGCCAAAGAAACAATTCTTAGAGAAGTTGTTCCAGAAAAATTAAACAGGACAATGAATCAAAACTGTGCAGTTTATGTAAAGACTGTTCCTGTGAACAAAGCTCCTGCCCCAAAAGTAATAATCAAAAAGGTAGCAATATATTCGGGTGGGGGATGGAGAGAAAGTGGTTGGAAAAATGTATATACGCCACTCACAAAAGGATGTGTTCGCTCGAATGCTCCAACAACAGTTATTTCAATTCATGGTAGTAAACAATACGCTTACAAAGAGGTATGTAGAGTAAAATGAAATATGTAATCGGAATAGGTATTGGGATTGTTCTAACTTTGTTCTATCCTGATATTGTGCCATACATCAAAAACGCTTTTATTGAGTCGGGTGTTCGTGATGCAACTGTAAAGACTCTTATGAATGTTAAATGAGGTTATAATGGATATTGTGAAATCAGCATTGCTAGGTGTTGTCCTAGTGGTGATTGCGGTGAGTTTAGGTGCCTGTGGTAATACTGTAAAAGGTATTGGAACAGACATCGTGAAGATGGGTGATAGTATGATGAAAGAGGAGCCAAAAGATGTTGTCAGTAAGTAAAGCTGCCCTTATGGGTTGTGTAAGTTTGATTGCGTTAAGTGCGTGTCAGACCACACAAGACAGTGCAGTGCCCGGTACAAGTAAAGCGGTCAATGTCACTTATGAATATAAGCGTGACCGTGTGAAGGAACAGCTGGATAATATTCCAGATTGGTTCAAGAAGCAACCAGATGAAAGTGAGAATATCTTTTCAGCTGGAACAGCAGTCACTCCAGATATGCAGTTTTCAATTGATGCTGCCGTCTTGAATGCAAAGGTTATTCTTGCTGACCGTATCAATTCACGGTTGCGTTCTCAGACAAAACAGTTCAAGGCAAAGGTTGGTTCTGGTGACCTTGATGCATCTGTAATGTCAGAGCTTGAACGGGCAGTGAAGAATATCATTGCAGATACAGATGTTTCTGGATACCACTTGAAAGAGGTTGAGGTATTGCCACACGGCACTCAATATCGTGCGTTTGTTCTGTTGGAATATTCAGATGCAGAAGCAAGGAAAATCTTGACAAATCGGTTGCGTAAAGACCGTATGTTGTTTGATAAGATTCGGGCCACTAAAGCATGGAGAGAGTTGGATGAGAATGCTAACAAGCAAAAGCAAGATGATGATGATCGTGTCAAGCGTAAGTTGTCTACTCTTAATTCCCAGTCAAGTCAAGGCACTTGAACCTATCAGTACTGTGCTTGGTATTGTAGCTGGACCCATTTTCTGTAAAATGATTGAATGTAAAACAATGGAAAGCAACTATCTTTTTGCAGAGTATCCAGAAAAGAACAAAGCAAGGTTGGCTGAGATGCGTAGTAACTTCAAATGGGGGGGTTACTACGAAGAGAATGAATGTGTCGATTCTTACGATAAAGAACTTGACAAACAAGTGACAGCATGTTATATTAAAGAACAATGGAGGATAGTGAAATGATTACAGCATTGATTGTGGTAGGCACAGTTATTCTTGCTAATGACATTTTATTTTGGGTGATTAGTTAATGAGTGGAATGCATATGTTGCCGGTGTACTACACCACAACAAACAACAAGAAGCGCAAGGCAGGCAAGAAGACTCAAAGTCAACTTGCTGCCGAGCGTGACCATGAAAAGTTTTTGAAGAAGATGGGAATAGGCACTCGTAGCTCAGTTGGATTAGAGCAACGGTCTTCTAAACCGTGGGTCACAGGTTCGAGTCCTGTCGAGTGCGCCAAACCAAAGGTCGTATATGACTCTTCTATGGCAAAGAAAGAAGAGAAAGTATATACGGGAACTGAAATCATAGGGATTGCCCAGATGCATAAATCTAATGCAGTCCCTGTTCGTGGAAAGAAACAAGCAACAGAGATTGCTAATATGAGGCGAGGGTGAACACAGAAATCTTCAATGAAACCTTCAAACTTGCTCAATCAGTAGAGCCAGTGAGAGGTGCAAGAATTGCGGCTGCTGTGGTCCGTAAAGGAAAGGTTGTGTCTTTTGGTTATAATCATAAAAAGTCACATCCTTTCCAAGCTAAGTTTTGTAAGAACAATCATGCAGTATTTTTTCACGCTGAAGTTCATGCTATAAAGAATGCTCTAAATAGTGTTAATGTAGATGATCTGTCAAAGTGTGATTTGTATATTGTCAGGGCAAAACGAAATAAAGAAAACAAAAAATGGCTCACTGGTTTATCAAAACCGTGCAGTGGTTGCCAAAAGTGTATTGACTTATTTGATTTAAATAGTGTATACTATTCTAAAGAAGGAGAAATTTAGTGAGAGTTGAAGTGCGTAATAATAATATTGATGGGGCATTGCGTGTCCTAAAGAAGAAACTACAACAAGATGGTTTGTTCAATGAGATGAGGAACAGAGAAGCCCATGAGAGTAAGGGTGAAAAGGGTCGAAGGAAGAAAGCTTCTGGTCGGCAACGATGGCTCAAAGAGCAAAGGAAAAGGTTGGATGAGTACGGATTCTGAAAATACTGAAGAGAAGAAAACTAGGACAGCAGAGATTGAACTAGAGACACACGAAATTGCTACTAAGACAACTACTCCATTACACACTACCGATTGGTATATCAAGTGGGTTAGTTCTATTATCTTGATTGTCGGTATGGTTCTAGCTTCAAACAATCTCTATCCTTGGAATATTCTTGTTCAATGTATAGGAATTTGTGGTTGGTTAGTTGTCGCATTGATGTGGAATGACCGCTCTTTAATTATTGTTAATGCGGTTGGGTTGGCTATTCTTATGAATGGTCTGATTGCTTACTGGTTAAAATTAGGATAAATAGTACAATGGCTAGAAAGATTAAATCAAAGACTGATAACAAAGGTTGGACTGATCCTTCAAAGAAGAAGGTTCGTAAGAAACGCAAACCTATGACAGATGAGCAGAAGGTTGCTGCGGCAGAGCGTCTTGAGAAAGCCCGTGCTGCCCGTGCTGCTAAGAACCCTGACTATGGTATGACTGGCATTCATGAGAGTTTGCGTGATCTACCAGATGACTATCCAATAACTCCAAAGAAGGTAAAGGTATGGATCAAGACACAGAAAGAACTTGCTTCTATGGAGCGCAAAAATGAGAAAGCAGATGTGAAAGGTGCAACTGCTCGTAAAGCATCTCACGAAGCATATGTTCGTAACTTGCTAAAATATCTAAAGGATGGTGATTATGTGGATACGTTTTATGGAGAACATCAAGATAAAATAATATCCAATAGATGTATAGCTCAAGCTTATTATTGGGAAGGGCCTAGAAAGGGTGAACCAAAGTTTGATGTTGGTACATATTATCCACTCTTAGGGACAGTCTACACTCAAGAAATGTTTAACGAAGATAGAGGTATCAGTGATGAAGGAAGACCAGAAGGAAAGCCCAAGCGCACAAAACGTGATAAAGGGCCCGTGGAAACTAAAAGGAAAAAAGGAAGTCGTAGTTCCTGACCTTGATGTTATTGCTCTGCAAGAAAATATCATGTTTGCTGATGATTTAACAGAATCTTGTTTGGTGCAGATGATACATACTATGGGAGAGAATGGCGTTGAAATCGGTGACAAAGAGTTCGTTAGAGATATCGGATTTGTTATCGAGGCAGTCAAAAGCACAATTTACCGTGATATGGGATTAGTGCATCCTATGAGTAGAGTTATGGAGATGCTAACAAAAATTAATGTTGATGAGAAGAACAGCATGAACAGTCAGGTTGATTTGGACTTACTTGAAAAGGTCGAGATTGTTGAACTTGATACAGACGAAGAACCAACACCCGCATGAGGTTATAATGATTTTAGTTGATATGAACCAGATTAGTCTGGCAAGCGTGATGATGCATTTGAATATTACGAAGAGGGGCAGTGTTGATGCTGGTATGGTTCGCCATATGATTCTCAATTCTCTTCGCATGTATCGTGAGAGATTTTTTGATGAGTACGGTGAGCTAGTTATTTGCTATGACTCTAAACACTATTGGCGCAGAGATATTTTTCCCCAATATAAAGCAGGACGCAAGAAGACTAGAGATTCATCCAGTCATGATTGGAATGATATTTTTGAGTTTCTAAATGTATTCAAAGATGAGATGATTGAGTTCATGCCCTACAAGGTACTGGAAGTTTATGGTGCAGAGGCAGATGATATCATCTATACTCTGACACATGAATTTGAATATGATAACGGCAAGACACTAATCTTGTCTGGTGACAAGGATTTCATTCAGTTACAGAGATATAAAAATGTCACACAATATAGTCCAATCACCAAGAAATTTATTGATGGAATGGTATGGAACGAATATCTAGATGAGCATATTCTAAGAGGAGACACTGGTGATGGTGTTCCTAATGTTCTGTCACCAGATAATACCTTTGTAGATGGATTGCGTCAGCGACCATTAGCTAAGAAGAAAATCCAATCATGGGTTGAACACAACATTGAAGATGTTCTGCCCAATGATGAGGTGAAGCGTAATTTCCAAAGAAACAAGAAGCTTATTGATTTAACAGAAGCTCCTCAAGAGTTATTCATGGAGATAACACAAACGTGGGCAGAAGCAAAAACCAACCCTCGTAGTAAACTACTAAATTATTTTATACAAAACAGGTTGAGTGACCTGATGGATTGCATAGGAGATTTTTAATGCCATACACACCACTATTTCACGAAATTCTAGAAAAAGTATCAAAACTAAAATCAAAAAAACAGAAGGTTTCTTATTTGAAGGACCACAATACGCCAGCACTTCGCATGGTTTTGAAATCATCTTTTGATCCCAGTATCATTTGGGCACTTCCTGCTGGTGAAGTTCCCTTCAAAAGAAATGGGGCCCCCGAAGGAACAGAGCATACCTTACTTGCTGCTGAAGCAAGTAGATTATATCATTATGTTCAAGGTGGGAACAATGCACTTTCTCAAAATAAAAGAGAGTCCATGTTTGTTCAATTGTTGGAAGGCTTGCATCCATCTGAAGCAGACGTTCTTGTTTCTGCTAAAGACAAGTCGCTACATAAAACATACAAAGGATTGTCTGATAATGTAGTCAAAGAGGCTTTTGATTGGGATGACAACTATATGGTTGTTGACCATGAACGGCATGTATCAACAAGTGGACCAGCAAACATTGCAAGCAGAATTTAAAGAACTAGAATATGTTGCTGCTGATTTTCTAGAAAAAGAAGACTTTGAGTCAGCAGCTAAATGTTATAGACAGTTGGTTGTGGATGACCCATATGATGCTAGAGCATATTATAACTTGGCAATCATACTGCATGACTTATCTAAGTTTGCAGAGTCTCTTGCTTGCTATGAGCAATCAATAAAACTAGGATACCACAATCCTGCCAGAGCAAATTTGAATACTGGTATGAACTATCTTAAAATGGGAGACTTCAAAAGAGGATTCCATTATGTTGACTTGAAGTCAGATGGTGCGTGGAGATTAGGAAAAAACTTTGCTTTCAATCAAGAGAGGCTGTCTCACATTGAGTTGTGGGATGGCCAATCTCTTGAGGATAAAACCATACTGATATATTGTGAGCAAGGATTTGGTGACAACATACAGTTCAGTCGATATGTATCAGAGGTAGCAAAATTAGGTGGTAAGGTTGTATTCTCTTGCTACAGGGAACTATATGGTATATTCAAGGATAGTCCCATTCTAAAGGATGTGGATGTTGTTCAAGGTGGTTTACAAGACATTTCAGATGTAGACTTCAAAATCCCTCTGATGAGTCTTCCTAGAGTTCTGGAAGCCACCATCAAAAATATACCTCATGCTGATGGTTTCCTGTCAAAAACTTATCGTAAGGATTGGAACCTGTCTGGTGAGGGTATGAATGTAGCGTTGGTGTGGGAGTCGAGTGGACTTGATACTCGACGTTCTATACCCTTTGAAACGATACTACCTCTCTGTGAGCTTCCTAACGTCAATATGATAAGCATACAGAAGGGTACTGCTATGTTTGACTACAGACGCAATCCAGAAGCTAAAGACCTCTTACCAAGCGTTGGTGAGAGAATAAAAGACTTCTCTGATACAGCCGATATCCTGTCTCAAGTAGACTTGCTGATATCGACAGATACTGCACCTATTCATATGGGTGGAGCATTAGGTATTCCAACGTGGGGGTTACTCCATTACTCTGCTGATTGGCGTTGGTTCAGAGAAAGAGATTATCCCGATACCAGTCCTTGGTACGAATCAGTGCGAATCTATCGTCAAAAAGAACCCGCAAGTTGGGGTGAAGTGGTAGAACGGGTAAAAATAGACCTAAAAAAAATGTCAAGTAACTGGAAATAAACGACTTTTTGGTGCATTATTTTCTTGACAATATCCCTTATATGTCGTATTATATGTATAGTGATGATGAACAAGGAAATAACGATGATTGGTGTTGAGATTACTGGTGGTGTCAAGAAGGACCGGGAACTGGCCGAGGAAATCGTCTGGTTCTGTCTGGAGAAGATGTTGCCTCGTCACCGGGCACTGAACATCACTGTCTTGTTGACCAAGACATATGAGGAAGGTGCCAAAGGGTTCTGTTATCAGGAAGAAGATGACCGGGACTTTGTGATTGAGGTTGATCACCGTTTGACAAAAGCAGAGGGTGTTGAAGAGTTCATCGACACGGTTTGTCATGAGATGATACATGTGAAACAACACGCAACGAGAAAATTGATTGACCGTTTCCGTGGTGGTTACAAGAAGTTGTGGAAATGTCGGGATGGTAAATATCGGAACTACCTTGAGACTGCTTACAATAAACAGCCTTGGGAGATAGAAGCCCATCGTGACAGTGGTAAATACATGAAAGAGTTCAAAAA